ACTAAACCTTTTTTAGTAGTTTTTACTCTTGATGACTGATCTTTATCTGGTAATTTTGCAATTGTGCTAAAAGCTTTAAATACATCTTGTCTTGTACCACTTGTAATAAAAACAGTGTCTGCTGTATTAGGTTTATCGGCAGCTGGAATTTGAAATGTTGTTGGTGCTTTCCCTTTCCCTTTATATTCTTTATCTACATCTTTATGAATAAAATCTTTAAAGACTCCATTATGAACATCTGCAACTGCTCCACCAATCAATACTACCCAATTCAAAAAAGCATCAAGTGCTTCTTTATTAGGATGTGCTTTAAGAAAATCTTCAATCCAAGTTTTTGCTTTTGGACTAAACTGGTCATGCGACATAACCTTTTTTAAGTCGGCACCAGTTAACTTTAACCCTTTCATACCAACTATTACCCCAGCAGCTTCATACATTTGAGTTGCCACAACTGATTCTTCAGCACTAACTAATGAATCAACATCAATTTGTTTTTCTTGAGGTAATTTTGAAACAGCTTCTTGAATCCTATGAACATGATTAACTGCAACCTCATCTCTAGGACGTAATTGTTTAACGTATTTCTGTAATGTCATATTACTTATCCCAACTTTTTATTGCAGTGAAATTGTTATACGAAAATTCCATACGATCTACAAGTTTAACCGCACCACCACTTACTCTGTCTATCGCCACATAACCCTCTGGATTAGTCGCCTTGAAACCATTTGCAGTCTTGATGAATGTACCAATACTCTTAACCTTATCCAATTTATTCACAATCATAGACTTTGCATCAACCAACAAATTCTGAAACTCAATGATACTGATTAGGTTACTGGTATGCTTACGTACCTCACGAACATATTCCTTCTGCATGTCTGTGTATTTCTTCTTACCAGCTGGAGATTTTGCTTTGTCAATCTGTTTCTGTATCGAGTCATACACCCATGCTTCATATCCCTTAGAATGAGCCATCGCATTCTTAATCTTCTCACCAGCACGAACCTTACTATTATTATAAGTCTTCAACGATGCACCAGCAATAGAGCCTGTCATACCATTTTGCAATGAAAGAAACTTACGTAACCCATTCGCATTAATCTTTTTAAATGTCCTGCCCGTGTTAGATAGAATTGCAGTCAATGCAGTAGTCTCTGACTCAGTAAAGGTGCTGGTTCCACTGGTATCCTTATAAGTGGCATCATCCATCCACACACTAGAAGGTTTACTCAATCCAGAAATATTCGCACCAAACGTGGCTTTCATGTCCTGTAGAGCGGCGCCTGTGTACGTTGTATGCCAGACGATACCAATCTTCGCAGTGTTAATCTTTTTACCAAAATCACTATCCACGGGTACGGCATAGACAATCGTATTGGGTTGAAATGTATAGTATGAAGTACCATCAATATTCGTAGTATCCACATCATCAGTGAACATCAAATCGCCTTGTAATACACCCGTGATACCTAATTTAGATAACTCTGATAATGCAACCTTGAATTTACTTTGCAATGCGCCGGATAGATCATCATCAATTTCATCATTCGTCTTATACAGCTTAGGACTTACATTGAACACACTCTTTTTTGCAACAAAGAACGTATCATCAGAAGGATCAATACCAGCAAAGATCGCCGGTGCGCCATCCCACTTCACAGTCATGTTAACACTACTACGAGATGAACCAGCCATCATGTCACGTAGAGAACGAAGGAAGTTAATAGCAGCCCTGCCACCATCTACACCATAGTTAAGGATTTCATCCTCTAGATGCTCAAGGTGAAGGTTCTTGCCACCCTTATCCTCAGTCAGTATTTGCTTGAAACTTTTCATATTACTAGTATACTCCATGCATAAGATGATGTCAAGACTATTTAGGATTCATATATATCAAGTTATGCGGAACTATATCCCATAGTGTCCCATGAATACCCAATAATAGGTGATTCATTAAAAAGGTTAAAATAAACATGCCAGAGATGTAGTTAAAATCCACAGACTCTCAGCACAATAACCACACATACTCAGAGATTATCAGAAATAAATGCAGAATAAGTGCAGAAAGGACTTGACATACCCTTGACAACCTGTTATAATCTGCTTGTTGGATGGTTAAAGAATAGCTATAAGGAGTTAAGATACACATGAAGAAGGGTAGCTCACTGCCACGCCAGAGAAATGAATGGATAATAATTGAATTTAGTGCTTGACAAAGGTGTATTAGTGTGGTACTATAAAGATAATGGAGAGAGACTTCTGGAACAGGGTTCGCCTGTTAGGTCATATGGCACTGCTAGTCTCTTCCACGAAAGGTTTAATGAATATGAATAAGCTTAAAAATGGTGACATGATCACAGATAACGGTATCTCTTATGTCATAGAGATGGATGAGGATGGCACTCTGTGGGGTGTAAGCAATAATGCAGAGTATGAGATTGAGATATCTGAAGATTATGTGCCTGATGAGGTGTCATTCTCTGCTTAACAAATAAACTTGGAGAGTGTCACGAATGGTCTTACGTATATTGCTGAATAGCTAAGTGGACTGACACTCTCTCTTTTATGGAAGGCACTGGGCCGCCCATCACTACGATGCATCTAATGGATACAGCGCACATGGGGTGAACTAAGAGAGGTTCGATTCCTCTCCCTTCCACCCTTAGACAAGGGGGGCCTTAAAGGGGGGCTCTTTTATAAAACAGGGCCCTTAAAAGGTGAGAGGCAATGCTAAACTATAAATGCAATAAGGTGTCTAAAAGATATTTTCTGCTATGAAAGGAATAATGAAATGATCGATGAGTACGTGAGGATATACGATGATGTAGTACCCCCTGACTTCTGTGATGATCTGGTGAATAAGTTCGAAGCCAGTTCAGAGCAATGGCAGAGAGAGAGTTCTAGTTCATATGATTTTACTCAGATAGACATGGGTAAGAACATGAAGTCTTGGTCTGCTGAGATGGGTGAGTTGCTTAACCTACTCTTTCCCTGTGTCGCAAACTATAAGGAAGACATTTCCCCTATGTGGCCAGATAAACATGGATTTGAATCTCCAAGGATCAAGAGGTATATGCCTGATGGCGTAGATGAGTTTCGTACTCACGTAGATGTGAATGATTACGCAAATGCAAAGAGGTTTCTTGTATTCTTTCTCTACTTAACTGACAATGAGGCAGGACAGACAGTTGTTTGGCCAAATGCAGAGGACTTTAAAGTTGTATCCCCATGTAAGAAGGGCAGTGTATTAGCCTTTCCTCCTCTATGGACACACCCTCATGCTGGTATGCCTCCGATAAAGACTCCGAAGTATATTGTTGGTTCATATCTACACTATATCTAAAAGGGGCACCCCCAAAAAGTTAAAGAAAGTACTTGACTTAACTGGGTACATGTGTTACACTCTATATAATATTACAGAAAAGGAACTATGAATGAATGATTTTTTAAAGAAGGTGGCAGGGATGAATGAGTACGGCTCCATCGTTGCTGACGGTGTAGAGGCGGGTGACGTTGAAGGGTTTATTGACACAGGTTCGTATATCTTCAATGCTCTTTTATCTGGAAGCATCTACGGGGGATTACCCAGCAACAAGATCACGGCTTTAGCTGGTGAGAGTGCAACGGGTAAAACATTCTTCCTTATGGGTATGGTTAAGAACTTCCTTGATGCTGATCCGAATGCAGGAGTTATTTATTTCGAGAGTGAAAGTGCTATTACTAAGAATATGGTGACTGACAGGGGCATTGATCCGAAACGTATGGTGATGATGCCTGTAACAACGGTTCAAGAGTTTCGCACACAGGCTATTCGAGTACTTGACTCGTATCTTGATGTACCTGAGTCTGAACGCCGTCCCATGATGGTCTGCTTAGACTCTTTAGGTATGTTGAGTACCACGAAGGAAGTCGAAGATACCACAGATGGTAAAGAGACAAGAGATATGACGAGGGCTCAGGTATTAAAGGCTGCTTTTAGAGTTCTGACCCTTAAATCTGGCCGAGCGAAAGTTCCAATGGTGGTAACGAACCATACTTACGAGAGTATGGGTCTATTTTCGACGAAAGAAATGGGTGGTGGATCAGGGTTGAAGTATGCTGCAAGTAGTATCATCTACCTGAGTAAGAAGAAAGAGAAAGATGGTACTGAGGTTATCGGTAATATTATTCACTGTAAAAACCACAAGTCTCGCCTGACGAAAGAGAATAAGATGGTGGATGTTCGCCTTACTTATGATATGGGTCTTGACAAATACTATGGCTTGTTGGAACTGGCTTTGAAGTATAACATCTTTAAGAGTGTATCTACTAGAATTGAACTTCCTGATGGAACTAAAACCTTTGGTAAGACAATAAATAATGATCCTGAGACTTATTTTACTGAGGACGTTATGCACCAGCTGGATATTGCGGCTGAAACTGAATTTAAATATGGAGTAAAGGATTATGGCAATGGAGAAGAAGTTGTTGAAGAAAGTAACGATTGAGTATTTCGAGGATGTTTGTGGTTTGACCTCAAACACGCCAGAGACAATTCGACGCATTAACGTTAAAACAACGACAGAGAATTTTTCTGTTAACTCAACCCGTGGCAATCCCCTCGTAAGTTATACATCAGAGATTCTTTAGTATGGAACATGAAGAGTGGTATGTGCCTGGTTATGGTACAGAGAAAGTTGGGCCTTTCCTTAAAAGTTTATGTGAACTTGTTCGTCCTGAGCGTATTCTTGAGATTGGAATGGGGTACACTACTCCATTCCTTCTTGAGGCTCTGAGAAATAATGGTAACAATCTTCTATGGGACTCCAATTGTGATGAAGAGTATTTGAATAAGCCTTATAATCCTAAGTTTGTAGTGGTTGATGATCAAAGTCTAGAGGATAGTGATGATCGTGCCAAGGAAAGAAGGTCGATGTTAGAGGATGAACCTTTGGTTGACTTCATTGAAGGTGACTTCAGCACCTCATCTGTTATGAATGATGTAATGAAGCAAGGCCCGTATGACCTAGTGTGGTTTGATTGTGGTGGTCCAAAGGAGTATCAATTTTTTAAGGATGAATATTGGAGTATGGTCAAGGAGTATGCCCTATTTCACTTCACATATTTCCGTGGAGAACCTAATAATAACCTTAGAATCTTAAATGAACTTCCCAATGTGTCGTATCGTATGGATATTATAGAACCTCACAAGTTTAAGCAAGGAAGTATCAGCATGTTTAGGAAAGCAGTTGATCACACATTATGAGTAATTTTATAAGATCATATTCTGAAGCTATGTCTAGTGATCTATGTGATGAAATGATTGCATGGTTCGACAAGGTGGAAAACGTTAAAACCGTAGAGGCTGATCGCCTGACTCGTAAGGATAAACAGAAATGGTTAACGTTTGAGGGGCATAGTGACCTATACACTAGAGTTCAGAAATGTAAATACGATCTTATGCACCGATATATTACAGAATTTCCGTTTGCGTATCGTGGCACTAAGAAGCTTGTCTCGCCTGACATTAAAATTCAAGCAACTCCACCGTTTGGTGGTGGGTTTCACAACTGGCACAGCGAAGTTTGTAATTGGGAGAACATGGATCGATGTTTTGTGTGGTCGTTCTACCTAAATGATATAGAAATTGATGAAGGAGAGACAGAGTTCTTATATGAGAAGATGAGAGTTCGGCCTAGAAAGGGACTTGGATGTATGTTCCCTGCCGGATGGACGTTTCAGCACCGTGGAAATCCTGTACACAGTGCAACGAAATATATGACTACAGGGTGGTGGCACTATCCAGAGGAGAAATTGCCCAAATGATTGGTTCGACAGTAAGTTTTAAAGATGAGTATGGAGATGTTAGGTCTGGTAAAGTTGTAACTCTTGACTCTGATAAGTTTGATGATATGAAGTGGGATGAGGTTCCTAAGTATTGGTCTAAGAAGACTAAGAGCTATCGTCCTGTCAAGGAGAAGGATATAGAGTCCGTATTCCTTGAAGTTAGAGGCGATATTTTCAATGACTTTATCCTATTAGGAGATATTTTAAATGAAAGTTAAGACACTAAGTAAAGAACAAGAGAAGGTCGTTGCTAAAGCGATTGAAGATGGCTATGTCATGAATGATGATGATGAAGCTGTATCTTTAAGTTATGAGGCAACTGAATATGTGCCGGAGGCTGTAGCCATTGTAGATAAGATTGAAAAGCAGGCGAAGTTGCCGCCAACAGAATTACCTTCTGTGATTAAATCTCCTGATACAAATGCAGAGATGGCTATTCCATTCGACACACCACCAAAAGAAATTAAACTTCATAAGAAACCCCTATCAGTTTTAACTGATGACTTGGATAAAATGCGGAAATCATTCTCAAATAAGAATGGTGGTATGCGTGGTATTCCTAAGAGCGTTCGTAATCGTATCAAACGTTTGGAAAAGGTTATTGGTATTAAAACTGAAATTTATAAGAGAGCATTAGAACAATATGAGCATGTTGGCCGCACTAGCTAAAACACTTGAACCGACAGCAGTGTTTGATCGATCAAGTCTGTCGCATCAATTCTCTGAAAAGTTTCCAATCATTACTCTTGATCTGAGTGAAATAGCTAGTAAGTTAATTGAAGATTATCAAAAATTAACAGTGAATGAGAATCTTGAACGACAAATCTTAGAGTATGGTGATAAGCAACAAAGAAAAACCAATGTGAAAGCTCACATGACCGATTGGTTCATGCAAGATAGTAGTCAGGAATTTCAATGGGTGTGTAATCGAGCAATAGATTTGGCTGCAAAGAATAATCCACACCAAGTGGATATGATGGCTTATGATTGTTGGGGAGCAATCTATCGTGAGGGAGATCGTACCATCATGCACAACCACTGGCCGCATCTTTGGAGTTTCGTTTACTATGTAAAGTGTCCAGATAGTTCTGCTCCTCTTATGTTTGATAGGTGCATACAACCTAACGGAACAATCCAGCGGATACTTCCGAAGACAAGCTTGATGGTTTTGTTTCCTGGCTGGGTTAACCATTCTGTGCCTGAACATTCGGGTAAAGATCGTATTGTTGTGGCGGGAAACCTTTCAATAAACCCCTTTTCACACATCAAAACAATAGAAGACCGTGAATTAGGTTAATAAAATCAATTCTAAAAGGCTTTGAACCCTAAATAAATC